TAACATCGTTAAGAGAATTAAGCAACACAAAAGCTCTGGAAAGGTGAGGCCCGAAATGCCTTTATCTTGGCTTGAGTTTCCCATGCATCAGCTTTACACAACAGAATGCTTTTATATATGGTTGTTGTGTCCAGAACTTAACGGAGAAGCCATCTTGGACTCGCACTACATACAAGACAAACACGAATCGTTTACAGAGAAAATATATAGGAAACTAGATAAATGATTGAAATAGAAATTACAGAAGAAATGAAAAAGCGGGCTTGGAAAAAGGCTCGCGAAATGGGCGAAATCAATAACTCGATTACAAAAGGCGACGGAAACATTGCCGGATTTTTAGGTGAAGAAGTAGCTAATCATATAATTAAAGGTGACATAAATAACACGTACGATTATGATATAATAAAAGACGGTGTTACATATGATGTCAAAACAAAGAGATGCACTAGCGAACCAAGACCCTATTACGAATGTTCCGTTGCCGCTTTTAATACTAAGCAGAAGTGCGACTATTATGTTTTTGTTCGGATTGAAAATATAAACCGTAGATGGACAAGAGCTTGGGTTCTTGGAGCAATGTCTAAGGACGATTACTTTGGTGGAGCTAGGTTCCTAAAAAAGGGACAAAAGGATGGCAGTAATGGGTTTTATGTAAAAGCGGATTGCTATAATATGGAAATTAAAAAACTTCAATCACTGGAAGAACTATGCCCGCAGAAGTAGTAGATCTAAACAAAGAATTTCATCTAGGCAACGGATTCACATTAGAAACAGCAAAAAGGCTGTCGTTTCTACTTAGCGACCAGTACAGGATTATATTGAAATATGATCTAGGATGTGACATGCCGTCATACAATGACGACAAGCTAAATATTGTATTCGCAACCTCAAGAGAGACTCACGATACACCAAACGAGTTTTTTAGAAACGATGTATTCTTAATATTTCAACACTACTTTATGCT